AACTTCATTGCAGCAGCCTTCATCTGAATTGCAATCAAATCCTGAATAATGCTACGGGCCAAATCCTTAAAACTTAACTTGCCAGTTTTAACAAAGTTGTCAATGGCAGAAGACAAGTTGTTATACACGCTGTCAAACACTTGCTGTGTGCGTTTTGCAGATTCCTCAATCACAACATTCATTTTTGCGATTTCTTCTTGACGGTTAATTTGCTTGATTACTTCAGGATTTTGTCCTTCTACTTCTTTACGCCTACGAGCGTATTCCAGTGAAATCTGTGCCAACTTTTGTTCACGCTCAGTTGCGTAAATTAATTGATACTTTAATTGCAGTGACTCTTGCTGAAACTCCATGTTGCGAGTCTGATCCCGAGCAGCTTTTTCTAAAGCTTCAGTGCGAGTTCGTTCAACTGATAATTCTGCTCTGTTTTCTTCTTTAAATGCTTCGGCAGAAGCAAATTGAGCAAGAGTTTGTTTAGTGCGTAATGCTCTTATTTTTTCATCACGCTTCAATTCAATTGTGTAAATTTCAGCGTCCAACTGTCTTGCAAGCAACCCGCCAAAAGCTTGCTTTTCTTCCGCAGACTTTTTGCTAAACTCAAGGCGCTTTTCCTCAAGTTCTTTGGCGGCTTCTAACTCAATTTTTTGTATTTCGTTTGCACTTTCAATAGCAATAAGATATTCGTTGTTCGCAATCGCTTTGGCAATTGCTGATTGAATTTCTATCTGTTTATTAATGCCTCCAGCGCCAGCATAGGCTTTAATTCTTCTTTGCTCTTCTTCCGCTTTTTTAGCTTTTGCCTCTGCCGCATCAAGCAATGCCATCTCTTTGCTGACAATGGCGTTTAACTCAGTTTTAAATGCAGCAATTGCTGCCTCTTGAGAGCCAGTCTTTAAGCCCTTTGATTGCCTTTTAGAAATGTCATCAGTAAGTTCATTGATTTTTTTTTGTAGTTCTATGGCTCGGTCAGTTCCACTTTCACGACCCCATCCCATCATTGCATCCCATGCCGCAGATGCAAAATTAGCAACGCCTTGCCAAGCCTTTTCCAAGTTGCCAAGTTCGCGTTGTGTTGATTGCAAACTTTCGTTCAGCAATGTTGCTTGCAGTTTTGCAGACTCTTGCAACTTGCCCTGCTTCTCAAGCGCCTCAATGTTTTTGTATTGCTCAAGCGTAAGAAAATGGTATTTGTCGTTTAATTGCTTGGCAGAACTTGCCGTTCCATCTAACAAAGGAATAAGTGTTTCAGCGGCCTTCTTTGCATCTACGCCAGCAATCTTGGCAAAGCGCAACACAACCTCTCCAACAGCCTCCATAGACGTTGCTGTGAATTTTCCTGATGCTGCCAATTGCTGCATCAATTCTCTAGCATCACCAATTGATGCGTTTGTTTTTCCAGACAACACATTGCCAAGATTTAACAACTTGTCGTAGGTTACGCCAGCAAAGCCGCCCGTCAAAGTCATTGCATCTTTGAACTTATCAAGATCATCAATTGCTTTATACAAGGCGTAACTTACCGAGCCTACAGCAACAGCAACAGATGTAAGGCCAACAGAAAATGGCGTGAACAATGTCCCAATGGCTCGAAACATATTTCCAATGCCACCCATCACATCCTTCAACTGACCACCTTGCTGCAAGATGGCAATGAACGGGCTTTGACCTGAAGCAATCTGCGTAAACAAGTCAGTTGTTTGATAAGTCAACTGAATCTTTTGCTGCTCGTTCATCTTAAACTGAGCGCCAGCAGCATTCTTCATCGCTAGGGCTTTTGCGTCATAAGCCGCAGCCTCTTTACGCAGCATCTCAACCAAAGAGCCTTCTGCACGTTGATAACGTCCAGCTTTAATTTCTCGTTCAACTTGCTCAACCTTGGTTAAAGTCTTGCCGTAGTCTTCTGTTGCATAACGCAGCGCAACAAGGTCTTTTGCAGCGTTGTTGGAATCACGCTCTACTTGTTTGGTAAAGCCGTGAAATGTCTCTTTTGCTTTTGCAATCTTGACTTCAAGTTCTGCCGTGTCAACGCCAAGAACAATACCAAGACGAGCAATATTACTTGAAGCCATTATTTTCTCCTTCTCGACATTTTATTCGCATATGAGGCCAAATACTCAGCGAAACTTGTCTTAAAGTTATTAACTACTGTTTCCGCATTTTGCTCTATTGCTCTACGCAAAAAAGGTTGTGCTGGAATTTTCTTAGTGCCAAATTCTTGAGCCAAAGAAACGGCACTTCTTTTGACAGATACAACAGCTATGGCTGCATCTGTTGGATTGACGTAAATTGATTGCTGATCTCTTCTTGTTGGAATTCTTGCGTCTAATCGAACAGTGTCTCGCAAATGAATTGGACTTTTTTTAGTTCTTGGCGATGGATCGTATGGAGCCGTTGCTTTAACTTGATCGGCAACAGGAATCATTGCCTCTTTTGCGGCTTTAACAATAGTGGCTCGTGCCGCTGAATCAGCACGATTGGCATCCATCAGTTCAGAAAGTTTCGCCTCAAGCTCTTCCATGCCTTCAACACGAAACATCCTGTTTTTGCCATCAGGAGTCCAAGTAACCATACTATTCTTTCAGGTAAGCCTCCGAACCCGGTCTAGTAGCCAAGAATGCCATCAACTGCTTGCTGGCTTGCTCTTGCTGTTGTTCCTTTGTCAGCGGCGGGACAATGTATTCATGCGTTGATGGAAGAACATCTTTCATCGTAAACGGTCTTGTTGTCTTCTGTATTTTCGAGTTTAAGTTGCCTGTGGTCAAGGAACTTAAAGCCAGCAAGACAGCTTTATTTCCTAACATACCGTCAGACAACATAATCTCAATATTCCGCATATCGTCTACAGGAACATTGTCAGGACACCCACCATGAGCGTAAATATACGCTCTGGCTTGAAGGTGAATGTCCCAAATTAGTTTTTTCGTGAATCCTTGTAACCGGGCTGAATTGCCTCAGAAATCTTGGCAATAATTTCTAATTGAACTGAGGTAGGCCACTCAGATTCAATTTCTTCATAGGTAATATCAGCAAGCGTTCCATTGACAGGAACAAGCAGCCTGATGTATTCCACAATTCTGTTTTCCATCTGCAAGATGGTCTTAACCAATTCTTTTGTAGAGCGACCTTCAACAATTACATCATCATCAGTCACCTCAACACCATCAAAAGTGTCAGTGCGGAAAGATGCTGTCATCTTGTCGTATCGTTTTTGGAATTCGGCTTGGTCAAATTTCTCAATGCGATCTTGCATAGCATCAAGCTCTTTTGTCAGCGGAACACGAACATTGAAGTTGTATCCAGCAAGTTCAAAAGACTTGGTACGCAAATTAGAGATTTCGCCAAAGGCAGATGTGAGTTTTGTCATGGTTTATCGTGTGGCTTTGATGATCTTGTGGTAAATCGACTCGTTCAGACTCATGGCGTAATCCACCACTTCGTCTGGAGTCATCTTATCAGCATGATTCCTTGCAATGTCATGTGCAAGGGCAATTGCTGTAATTCTCTGTTGTTGAAACCCAAACCAATTCTTTGACGAATCGGATTGGGCTACAAGGAAGTTTAAAAGGTCGTTGCTGTCTTTTACTATCATGTATTTTTACTCTGTTGTGTCTTGTACGGGTTCTTCTGCAACTTCTTCAATGACAGGGTATGTCACGTTGTATTTTCTCAGCAATGCCAATGCAATGGCTTCTGCTGTGTCTGGTGCTGCTGTGGTGCTTGAAAGCTCATTAACATCAACCACCATGCCACGGGCAACAAGTTCAATGTCGCCGTAGCTGGTCACAATAGCTTCAATTGCGTCTGAAACGGTCATGTGTTGTTCGACCAGCCGTACTGGTTGCCTCGCGGGTGAACTGTGAACATACACTTGGCTTCAGCGCCGGGTTGTGCGTCAATTTGAAACTGACCAACTCGACCATTGAAAGCATAAGCAACAGTGTTTACGCCTTCAACTGCTGCAACCACAAAAGTGCGGTCAACAACACCAGAGTAGGCGTCAGCACGAATCTGAAGCAATGCTGCATCAGAAGGATTCCAAGCAGCCGTAATAGTCATGCTTGTAGGCGCTGCTTGCACAGGAATCTTGTCGCTTTGGCGTGAGCCAGCAACACCGAAACTTGCCACAGCGTCATCCATACCAAAAGCAGGGATGGCCTCAACAGGCACAGCAACACCAGCAGCGCCAGTGCCGTTAGCTACAGTGCCAACAATGGTAGCAACTTGTGCAGTCCAGACCGACAGGTTAGCTGTTGTCAATGGAGTTGGTGTAGCAGCCGATTGCATCCAAAGCGATGCAGCAAAACCGGGAAGAACTTTTGCAGGGATAGCCATGATGACTCCTTAAGCGTTGTTAGACCAACCAAACTGGTTGCCACGGGGATGAACGGTAAATGTAGCTTTAGCTTCAGCACCGGGAGCAGGGTCAATCTGGAACTGGCCTACACGCCCGTTAAAGGCGTAATAAACGATGTTTGCACCCTCAGTAGCCGAAATCACAAACGTGCGGTCAATCACGCCAGAATAAGCATCTGCTCTCATCAACAGCAAGTTGGTGTCGGCGGGATTCCATGCAGCCGTAATTGTCAAACTGGTAGGAGCAGCTTGTACTGGAATTTTGTCAGATTGACGCGAACCAGCCACGCCGAAACTAGCAACAGCGTCATCCATGCCGAAAGCAGGGATTGCTTCCACAGGGATAAGGTTGCCGACAACAGCAATAGGAGAAACACTAGCGACCAAGGACAACTGTGCAATTGTCAAAGGAGTAGGAGTCGCTCCGGGCTGTGCGTACAACGCAGCGGTAAAACCGGGAAGAACTTTGTTTGGTAAAGCCATTTTGAGTATCCTTTAAGAGTTGAACAATTGTCTTGTCTTACGCCGGAATGTCAATGGTGCAATCTAAAAAGATTTGCCCCAATTTTTCCTCATCGTTGTAACTGTTGTAGAGCCACATAACATCGGCTTTAGAAATGTAAAAGCCATCTGCCGGACTTCCCAAAATCCCGCTATACCCATGCAAGGCTTGCAGAATCTGATTTGATATTGTAAATCCATCTTCAATCTGTTGAGTGAAAATAGAAATCTGAAATACTGGTCGATCAATGCCTTTGTTGCTTTGCTGTGTACCCGTATATACAGGCTGATGCACATTTCGCAGCATCCAAGTAATAAATTTAGGCTGCGTTGCAAAATTGCGGTTAAAAGCCGCATACACAGGCACTGGCGTGACAATGTTAGCCAGTTGGTACTGGATGGCTTTGCCGTAGACAACAGGATTTAGTTGAGTTGCCATTAGACCGCCGTAACTGGATCAGAGCGATAACACATGAAAGTCACATTCATTCTGTCATCAGACTCACGCACATTATCAATACGCCAATCTTTGCCACGCCATGTAATCGAATAGAGGTTTTGGTTATCCACTATCGTCTTCATGTTTGGCGTGTAGTTCAGCGTAAAGTTGGTCATGTCTTGATACAAACGATACTTTTCTGAAATCTTTACGCTGTTTGACACATCAGAAACTCTTGCCCGAGTTGCAAACCACAACGCTTGCACAGTTGCAGACTCACCAAAATCTGACTTCGTAAAAGTTAGATTGTTGACGTTGATGTTTTCAAAACGAGCAATTGCCATTTCACATCACCAAAGGTTTGTAACTGCGTAAAAGCGTAGTCACGCCAAACGGAATGTCTTTAAGCTGAATGTCTGTGCTGTTTGATCGGTTGTTATACAGATGCGTAAGCAACAACAATCCAGCTTGTTTGATTACAGGATAAGCCGACAATGGGTTTGCAACAGTTGTGTATTGCAAAATAATTGGCGCAGTCATCACTGAATTAACATCAGTCGGCAAGTTGTTGACAATTACTTTGTTGCCAGAAACATCATAGTAATAATCTGCGCCTGAGATTGTTACAAACACTGGTGGAAACGCATCGTTCCAATAGCCAACAGAAGTCACCGTCAATCCCGGTAATGCTGGATTGGCGTTTTGACTGACTTCAGGCAAATCAAAGCTAATCGGGGATGCCACCAAACTTTCAGTGCCGTAATACACACGGTATGTCACTGGCAGAATAGACATTCCCAAATAATCTTCAATTGCTTGTCTAGTGGCAATTCCAAGCGCAGAAATGTATGTGTCCTG